CCGGCCCGGCCCAGGGCGATGCGATAACCCTCATTTCTCGCCTTATAGTCGCCACGTTCGAGGCCGGCGGTGGTGAATTCCGAGAAATGGATGCCATCGCGCAGGAGCTTGCGGTTGATTTCCTGTTCGATTTTGACCAGGTGCCGGATGTTCCGGCACATCTTTCATTTGATGCCAGAAAAGAATGGCGCCGGATCACTGTCGAGCTGGAATCAGTGGGATTGATCAGCCGTCTCGACCGCGCCGCCCTGGCGATTTACTGCCAGACCTGGGGGCGCCTTGTTCTGGCCGAGAAAGCCCTGGCCGCCAAGCAAAAGCAGGCGAGAGATGGCGGTCTTGATGAAGCAGAAGCCGTCTTTACCCAGCAGACGCCAACCGGATTTGTGCGAGAATCTGCCTTGTTCCGTGTCATCGGAAAGCTCCAGCAGGACTGTGACAGGTACCTGGCCAGCTTCGGCATGTCTCCATCATCTCGGTCGCGTGTCAAGGCGTCTGTAAAGCGTCATGGCGATCCATTAGAAGAAGCACAAAGAGAAGCGTGGAACAACCTGTAGCCCAGCCATTTGCCGACATCTCGACGCAGTACGCGCGTGATGTCGTCGAGGGTCGTATCCCGGCCTGCAAATGGCATCGCCTCGCCTGTCAGCGTCACCTGTCCGACCTGTCGCGCGCCGCGCTTGACCCCGCCTGGCCCTATCGTTTCAACCCTCAGCAGACCGATTCGGCGGGCAAGGCGTACCACCCTGCCGAGCGCATCTGCCGTTTCGCCGAACTCATGCCCCACATCAAGGGCGACTGGGCCGCGCGGCGGCAGCTCATCAAGCTCGAGCAGTGGCAAATCTTCATCCTCTGCAGCATCTTCGGATGGGTAAATCGAGATACAGGAAAGCGCCGATTCCGCGTCGCCGACCTGTTCATTCCTCGAAAAAACGCCAAGAGCACGCTGGCAGCCGTGATTGGCCTCTACATGCTGGCGGTAGACGGCGAATTTGGCTCCGAAATCTACTCAGGAGCCACGACACAAGATCAAGCCATGGAAGTATTCCGGCCAGCTCTGCTGATGGCGCGCGCCACGCCCCGTTACCTGCAGGCTTACGGAGTCACCGTCAATGCCAGCAATATCTCGGTCGTATCCACCAATAGCAAGTTCGAACCCGTGATCGGCAATCCTGGCGACGGCGCTAGTCCATCATGCGCGCTCATCGACGAATTCCACGAGCACAAAACCTCAGCGCTCTACGACACCATGCAGACCGGCATGGGAGCCCGCTCGCAACCGCTAATCGTCGTCATCACAACGGCTGGATCTGACCTCTCGTGTCCGTGCTACCTGCACCAGGTCGAGCTACAGAAAATCCTCGAATCGATCGTCGAAAATGACCAGCGTTTCGGCATCATCTTCGGCGTTGATGACGGGGACGATTGGACCACCGAAGAATCGATCCGAAAAGCGAATCCCAACTACGGCGTATCGATCGACGGAGACTTCCTCAAGATGCAGCAGCGCGACGCCATCTCCGACCCGCGCAAGCAGAACACATTCAAGACAAAACACCTCAACACATGGGTCGCCGCCGCATCTCCGTGGCTCAACCTGCACGCCCTGCAGCAGGCTGGAGACCCCGCCATTACGCTCGAATCGATGCGCGGGCACCCCTGCGTGGTTGGGCTTGATCTGGCCAGCAAAATCGACATCGCATCGGCTGTCTGGCTGTTTTCAGAAGAAAGAGACGGCGAAGAGCATTACACCGCTATCTCCCGAAACTACCTGCCCCAGTCGGCCGTCGACAAGCCTGAGAACGCCCACTACCAGGCATGGGTTAATGGAGGACACATCACGGTCACCCCCGGCAACATGATCGCCCTGCGGCAAATCCAGGACGACGTAATCGCCAGCTCAGAAACCGTCTTGATCCGCGAAATTTCGCTTGACGCATGGGGTTCCCGCGAAATCGCCCCGAATCTTCAAGAGGAGGGATTTGAAGTCGTCGACATTCCCATGCAGACGCGCCATCTCTCGGAACCAATGAAAAAAATCGCCGCGCTCATCGATGCCGGACGATTTCATCACGACGGAAATCCCGCCTACGTCTGGATGCTCTCAAACGTAGAAGTCTGGAGCGATCGGAACGAGAACATCTTCCCCCGCAAACTGCGCTCACAGAACAAGATCGATGCCGCCGTCGCCACAATCGTCGCAATGTCCAGAGCCATGGTGCCCAGCGAAGAAAAATCTCCTTGCCTTGAGCTTGTCGTACTATGAGCGCCGCCCCCACCTGGTACAACGCTGAGCGCGTTGCCATCCCCGGATCGGTGATCCTCACCGCCTGGAAGGCCCAGCGGGAAGCCGCTCGGAAGCTCAGCAACGCCACCACCTATGCCACCAGTTCCGGCAGCAGGGATAGTCAGCTCTACGAATGGCTCACCGGCGGCAGCGCCCTATCCACTGCCGGCCCGGCCGTCACCGAGCGTACCGCGCTGGCCATCTGCGCCGTCTACGCCTGCATCGGCCTGATCGGCGGCGCCATCTCCAGCCTGCCGCTGCCCATTTACCGGCGAGGAGGAGATTCTCGCCAGCGCGTCGACCACCCGTTGTCCGACCTCCTCAACGTCGAGCCGACCCCCGCCTGCAGCGCCGCCGTCTGGCGAGAATACCTGATCTGGGCCTTGCTGCTGCACGGTGACGGATTCGCCAGGATTCACCGCAAGGGAGGTCGTCGGAGCCTGCTGCCAGATGTAGTCCGGCTTGAGCCCCTACACCCTTTAGACGTTTCAGTCTCGATAAATGGCGACCGTCTTGCCTATCAACTGATCGATTCAGCCGTCGACGGACGCATGATCACGCTCGATCAGGACGACATGCTGCATGTTCCTGGGCTCGGATTCGACGGCTGCCGCGGCGCATCTCCACTGCGGCACGCCGCTCGCAACAGCATGGGATTATCACTGGCCGCTGACGAGTATTCCGCGCGCTTTTTCAGTAATGGCGCCCGGCCGGATTTCGTGATCACCACGCCAGGGAAAATGGACCCTGCTCAGCAGACCCTGTTCCGGGAATCCTGGATGGCCAGGTACGCCGGCCTTGGAAACGCCCACATTCCGGCCATTCTAACCGGCGGCGGAGAAGTCAAAGCGTTGTCACTCAATCCAGAGGATGCTCAGCTCATCGAGACTCGCAATTATCAGGCCGCTGACATCGCCCGCTTCTACGGAGTCCCGCCCCACATGATCGGCCTCACCGACAAGGCCACGAGCTGGGGCAGCGGCATCGAACAGCAAGGCATCGGATTTGTCAAATACACCCTCAGTCGTCACCTGGTCAAGATCGAGCAGGAGATCAATCGAAAGCTCCTGCGCGACGGAATCCATTTCGCAGAATTCACCACCGCCGGCCTCGAACGTGGCGACTATAAGGCGAGAAATGAGGGTTATCGCATCGCCCTGGGTCGGGCCGGCGAACCGGGATGGATGACCCCAAACGAAGTCCGCCGCCTCGAAAACCTCCCCCCCCTGCCGGACGGAGACACCCGCGCCAATGGAGAATCATCAGCCGGCAAAAAGGACAACGAACAGGACAACGCACAGGACAACGCATGAAAATCAAAAGCCCACTCAACAAACTGCTCGCCGACAATCGCGGAAAAGGCCTGTTCCGGGTCGATAACGTCTCGCAGGACGAAGCCACCGTCTGGCTATATGACATGATCGTGTCGGACAGTTTTTTTGAGGGCATTTCCGCCATTGATTTTGCCAAACAGATGACGGCCATCGATGCCAAAACCATCCATCTGCGCATCGATTCTCCGGGTGGAGAAATATTTGCCGCTCAGGCCATGGCACAGATCATCCGTGAGCACGCTGCGCACACCATCGCCCACATTGACGGCCACGCTGCCAGCGCCGCCTCATGGGTTGCGCTGGCAGCTGACGAAGTCGTCATATCACCTGGCGGAATGATCATGATTCACAACTCTCAAACTATGTCCTATGGCGATGCCAGAGACCTCAAGGACACCGCCGCCCTGCTCGAAAAAGTCGACGGCATCCTGGTCGCTACCTATGTCGAAGCCACCGGTCAGGATGCCCAGCAAATCACCGACTGGATGGATGCCGAGACCTGGTTTTCGGCAGAAGAAGCACTGCTGTACAAGTTTGCCGATCGGATCGCCAGGAATGATGATGTCGCCCTCGAGAACGCCATCCAGTGGAATCTCACAGCCTGGTCAAAAGCGCCATCAAAATCGCCAGCAAACCAAGATGGAAACAGAAACGATCCGGTCTCAACCCTCGATCACCTCCGACGGCGATTACGCCTGGCAGAGAAACAGACGGCCTAGACGCTCCCGCGTCTGCTGATCAACCGTCAGAGTGCGGTTTTTTTACATCCTCTATTTAGGAGAGAGAACACCATGCAATCCATTCAAGCCCTGCGGGAGCGCCGTTCCGCGATCGCACAATCCATTCACAAACTGCTCGACGACAACCCGGGCGACAAGTGGACCCCATCCCTGCAGGAAAAATACGACCAGGGAATGTCAGAAATCGAAAACATCTCCGCCGAAGCCACGCGCGTCCAAAATGTTCTCGACCTCATCTCCGAGAACTTCGAGAATGACGCGGCGAGTACCGTCGTCGAGCGCACCGCGCGTGACAAAAAGCGCCCGTCCAACGTCGACGCCTTCTGGAATCTCATGAAAAACGGCGAGAAGCTGGTCACGCCGGACGAATGGGGGGTCCTGCGTAACACCATGTCCGTAGGCACCTCAGCACAAGGCGGATATACCGTTCCCACCGAGGTTTCCGCCTCCTTGGCCGATGCGCTCAAGGAATACGGAGGCATGCGCTCTGTATCCGAAGTCTTCCGCACCACGCAGGGAAACGACATCAACTTTCCCACGTCGGACGGAACTTCTGAAACTGGCGAGCTGATCGGTGAGAACACCACTGCCACCGGTGCCGACCCGAGCTTCGGTGTGGTCACGCTCAAAACCTACAAATTCAGCTCGAAAGTAGTGGCATGCCCCTTCGAGCTGCTGCAGGATTCGGCGATCGACATGGAAGCTTCCATCATGTCGCGCCTCGTCACCCGTCTGGGCCGCGTCACCAATACCTATTTCACCACCGGCACCGGCAGCGGTCAGCCCAATGGAATTGTCACGGCAGCAACGTCAGGAAAGGTCGGAACAACCGGACAGACCGTCACGGTCATCTACGACGATCTGGTGGACCTGGTACATTCCGTCGATCCTGCCTATCGAAATCTCGGGCGGTGCAAATTCATGATGAACGATTCCTCGCTGAAGGTTATCCGCAAGCTCAAGGATACCGCTGGGCGACCGATCTTCATGCCTGGATACGATGGCCTCGGTGGATCCTTCCCGGACACCCTGTTGGGCTATCAAATCCAGATAAATCAGGACATCGCCGTGATGGCTGCCAATGCCAAATCGATCTTGTTCGGCGATTTCACGTTCTACAAAATCCGTGACGCTATGGACATCCAGATGTTCCGTTTTGACGACAGCGCGTACATCAAACTCGGACAGATCGGATTTCTCGCCTGGATGCGAAGTGGCGGGAACTTCGTCGACGTCGGCGGCGGAGTCAAGTATTATCAGAACTCCGCGACCTAATTGAATTTCAACATCGATATTCCGGCGCCAGATCGGGCGCCGGACAGGAGAAAATCATGACGGTCAGACTACTGTCCGGATGGAAAGACCCGCGCACCGGACGGGAATACAAATGCTCCGACCTGCTGACTACGGACCCCGCGACGGAAAACGGCCTGGTCAGTGCAAAACAGGCGGACACCAATTTGTCTGGTGGGAACGCATGGGTCCCTCCCGCGTCGCAAAACACCATCGACGCTTCAGAATGGCTCAATTCAACACCGATCTGCATCGCGTCCATTGGTGTACCATTTATTATCCCGCCTGGCGATGGCTCGGCAAACGGACTTCAATTTACCGGGTCTTCAGGTGCATTCACCCTCTCCGCAGCCATTCTGGCCAATTCATGGAATGTACTCAAGGGCTGCTGGATGTATATGCCAGCGTCTTTCGGTGGGTCTACGTACCCGGCTGGCTGGTATTGGGCAGTGTTTTCCAGCGACACGGCAGGGATTCTCTATACCGAGACCTATGTCTCAGGGAGACCGGCTCGTCCGGCTACCCAAACTCCATTTTCGACGAATCTTTCCGGATGGCTGACCACCACGACCGCAGAAGTCACGGGCCCCACCGGATTTCTGGTCCCTGGCGGGGCCATGGGCAACAGCGGCAGACTCAAAACCCATTTGCGCTGTCTAGGCAACGCAACGGCCAACAAGATATACCGGGCATATCTTGGGGCCACTCTGACTGCCTATGTCGGATCGGTCACCACCAACCCGGACCTCGAGTTCCTGTTGTCGTCAGTTAATCAAGGGGTTCAGAATTTGCAGATCAATAGCCGGCAAGCGGGCTCGACCGGGGTCGGGGTCAGTGGAGGAACTTTCTCAGTCGGAGCTGAAAATTCTTCGGCGGATACCTCGATTGATCAAATTTTGTCACTCAGCCTTCAGATCAGCACCACAGCGGCCTGTGCAATACTGATTCATGCCGATGTCACAGTTACTCACGGAGATTGACCCATGGCGAGAATTTCATTTACCGGTGCCACACGATTTGCCGATGCCGAAGCAGCCCGCCTGGCTGCAGTCGGTGCCGGCGATCCGGTTCACGTCCATATCATCCCGAATGGCAATATCGTCTGGGTTCTGACCGGGCCGGACGCCCCAGCGTCGCTCAGCGCTAATGACGTTAAATTGAGCCGCATGCAACTCTACAACGGTGCTTTGGTCACCGGAGGCCAGCCGCTGCTGGTGGCCTTCGAGGCATATGCCGCCGATCGCATCGCCAATGGCACGCCGGTACAACGCATTTACTGGAGAGACTGCAACGAATTTACCCGCAACACGACATTCATCAACCAACTGCGGGTAGCGATTCAGGGCGCGAAAACCAACCCGGTCAGTCTCAAGGAAATGGACGACGTCTTCATCAACGGTTCCGGATACGCCCCGGCCACGACGTAACATGTCACTGATCCTCATCACTCCGCCGGCCGTTGAGCCCGTCACCGTCGACGACATCAAGGTCGCCGGGAGGATCGACGGCACCGCATTTGATGCGCAAATCACCAATCTGCTTATCCCGGCGATCCGCCAGGAAGCCGAGCATCGCCTGGCGCGTCGCCTGATCACCCAGACCGTCGAGCTGCTTCTCGATGGATTTCCCTCGTCGATAGACATCGATCTGACTTTGCCTGATGCGCAGGCAATCACCAGCATCAAATATCTGGACGGCACCGGGGTAGAGCAGACGCTTTCCACTTCGGTTTACCAGCTCGATGCGGATAATGTGCCGAGTCGCGCGTTGCTCAAGGTTGGCCAGTCATGGCCGGAGACGCAGAATTTCCCCCACAGCGTGCGCATCCGATTTACCGTCGGCTATGGCAATGCCGGGACGGATGTCCCCGGCAATGTCCGGCTGTGGATCATTGCCCATGTCGTGCAGGCGCTCGACCACCCGGATGGACTGGATGCCGCCGGCCTGCAGCCATTGCCCTACGTCGATCGGCTGCTCGATGCCGAGGCCGTCCTGCGCGTCGCCTGATCATGCCGACCTCTGCATTCCAGTCGGGGCGCGCCGCGCATCGCATCAAGCTGCAGGCAAAAAGCGTCACGCGCAATGCGATCGGCGAGGAAATCGTCACTTGGGCCGATGTCGTCACCGAGACGGCCGATCACTGCCTGTGGGCCGAAGTCTGGCCGCTCAAGGGGCGTGAATTTTTCGCAGCATCAGAGACGCAATATGCCGCCGACGTGCGCTTTCGTATTCGATTTCGCACTGGAATCGTCCGCGAGCAGCGCATTGTCTGGAACGGAGACCCCTACGACATCACGCAAGTCGTTGATGTAGGTGCCGGGCATCACACGCTGGAAATTCTGGCGACCCACGGGGTGCGCAATGGCCTCTAGCCGAAATGAGGAAGGTATTACCGCCACCGTCGATGGCCTGGAGCGGCTCAAAATAGCGTTCTCCGGCATTCCAGACAAGTTGCGCCGAAAAGTGCTGTTGAGCGCGTTGCGCAAAGGCGCCGCGGTGGTGCGCAAGGCCGCGCGGGCCGCCACGCCGGAACTCGCCAAACCGACGCCCTACCGCACAAAAGGCCTGCTGAAAAAGCGCCTTATGGTCCGCGTCTCGCGTGCTTCGAAAGCCGCCGGCCATGTCGGCGTGTTCGTGAATATCCGCCCGGCGGAAGGGACGCAGTACGTCAAGCACAATCTGCTCGGGGTCAAATACAAGACCGTCAAGCGTGAATCGCAGCGCGGCGCGCGCAGCCCGAATGACCCGTTCTACTGGAGATTCGTGAATTTCGGCACCAAAAAAGGGAACAAACTCCCGGCTACCAATTTTCTAGAAGCCGGAGCCGCCGTGCTTCCACAGGCCCTGGAAATATTTGAACGGGAAATCGGGCCGGCCATTCAGAAACTCGACACGCCATGAGTGCAGAAGCCAACCTATACTCGGCATTGACCGCGCGCGCCGCGCTGACCGCGCTTGTTGGGAACCGCATTTTCCCGGATGTCATCCCAGAAGATTGCGCGTTACCTGCGATCGTCTATCAGCGCGCCAGCACCTCTCCGGTGACCACCATCGGCAATGTCACCGTGGCCGAAAACATCCGGTTCGTCATCACCGCATGGGCAGAAACACGCACCGCGGCGGATGCCGTGGCCGTCGAGATCGGACAGGCACTGGCCGCCGCTGAAAATCCAGCGGTCGATCGCTCCACCGGATATGACCCTGAGTGCGGGCTATATGCCGCCACCGTGGACGTTGACTGGTGGCACCTGCCGTAGCCTGATTTTCCGCAACACAACCTACCCGCCTAGGCGGTTTTTTTGGAGAAATACCAATGAGCACTCCCCGCAAATGGTCGAATGTCGCCGTTGCCATGCAATCTGCGCTAGGCGCCGACATCACGATTACCGCTATCAGCAAGGCGTCAGAGGGCGTCGTTACCGCGACCAACACCCTGAGCAACGGCGATTTCATCACCCTGACGATTCAGGGCATGTACCAGCTCAACGACCGCGTGGCCCGTGTCAAAGCGGTTTCCGGAACCGGCTTTACCCTGGAGGGCGTCGATACCACGCTGTTCGACACGTTCAGCAGCGGCACGGCCAACAAAATCACCTTCGGCACCTCAATCACCACCGCGACCAACATCACGTCGTCCGGTGGGGACTTCGACTTTATCGATACGACGACGATCCACGGCAACAGCAAGTCACAGATCCCCGGGCTGCCGAATCCCGCCAACTTCTCATTCGACAACATCTGGGATGTCTCCGATGCCGGCCTGCTGGCCATCAAGCTGGCCAGCGATGGCCAGGCCAAGCGCGCCTTCAAGTTTACCTTTGGCACCGGCGGGCAGATCATGGCATTCAACGGCTATGTCGGCGGCAACCTGCTGCCGGCCGGTCAGGCGCAGGGGCTGGTGACCACGCAGACAGTGATCACCATGAACGGCTCGCCGACGTATTACGCCTCCTGATGAGCACGTTATCCGAAAAAATCCGCAAGGCGCGCGAGATCCGCGTGGACGTCGGCGGCAAAACGTTCATCATCCGGCGCCCGACGACGCTCGACATGATAGACTTGCAGGGCAAGTCGGCAGCGCGAGCGATCATCCCGCACATCATTGGATGGGAGGGCGTCACCAGTCTCGACCTGTATCCTGGGGGCGACGCGGCGCCGGTGCCGTTCGACGCCGATGCGTGCTCAGAATGGTTGGCCGATCGCGTCGATCTCCTCGGCCCTATCGCCCAGGCGGCGGTCGACGCCTACGACACCCACCGCCGGCGCATCGATGACGACGCAAAAAACTGACTGGCTGGCTTGAGCAGCAGAATCTTCCTGGGCAACTCAGGCCAGCCGGCCACCCGCCCAACGAAATCGCCCTGGCTATCCGCGCTTGGAATCTCTGCGGCGGCATGGAGTGGGAAGCGATTCCGATTGTTGCCGACATTTTAGGCGTGCGTGACCTAGAGCGACTGATTTACCAGATGACCATCATCAGAGATCACCAAAGGACCGAATAATGGCAATTGCAAAACTGTCGATCGACCTCGAGGCGCGCCTGACCAAACTTGAAAGCGACCTAAAGCAAGCGACCAGCTTGGCAGAAAAGGCGTCTGGCCAGATCAAATCCGCATTTTCCGGTCTGGCACTGATATTCACCGGGCTTGCTGGTGCGCTTTCGGTCGGAGCGCTCAAGGGCGCGTTCGACCAATACGTCGAGGGCGCCGCGAACATGCAGAGACTCGCGGTGGTCACCGGAACCACTACGGAAAACATCAGCGCACTGGTTTCCGTAGCGAAACTTTCTGGTACCGAAGTTGGCCAGTTGGAAGCCGGCATGGTGCGGCTGGCGGCCACTTTGTCGAAAGCCGGAGAGGAATCCAAAGGCGCAGGAAAAGCGTTTTCGTTGCTCGAACTCGACCCCGACCAACTACGCAGCATGGATACGGCAAAAGCCTTGCAGGAGGTGGCCAAAGCGTTTTCCGAAGTCGAGGAAGGTTCATCGAAAACCGCGCTGGCGGTCGCCATTTTCGGCAAGGCAGGCGCCGAACTGCTGCCCTACCTGGAAGATTTGGCAGCCAATGGCGCGCTGGTTGCCAAAGTCACCACCGAGCAGGGGCAGGCGGCCAAAGAGTACGAGCAAAATCTGAAAAAATTGGAGGCGGCAAAAAGATCATTAGTAAAAGTGATTGCCACGGAGCTTGTTCCGCCCGCTTCGGTCTTCGTCAAGACGCTGGCGGACTTGGCCAAGGAGGCCAATGGCGTCACCAGCGCGGTGAAACCCCTGGCCGATGACAATTCCATCCGATCATGGGCGGAATCAGGGGCGATGGCTGTTGCCAATTTCGTCGATGCGCTCCAACTGCTGAAATCCATCGTCATCGAATTGGGCACGCCGCTCGAGAGGATCGGGCGCAACATTTACACCGTAGGCGCCCTGGCGGGAGTCGCATTCGATGTCAATAGCAGCTTTAGTGAAAAATCTGAGGCATTTAATGCGCTGAAAAAGGAAAACAAGGCTTACTTTGCCGATCTGGACAAACGGCTGGAAGACAATCGCAAGCCGGCAACATTGTTTTCGGAAAGACTGAAAACGGCATTTTCCGCTCTTAAATCCGATTCCAATGTCGAGCCCAAACGCAAACGTGAAGTCAATTTTTCACCAGAAGACCCCGCCCCCAGACCATCGGGCGGCGTTCGCGGTCGATCAGCTTCCATCGATGACGGCCAGCGGCTGTTGCAGCAACTCAAGGACAGAATTCTCGCCACGCAACACCTGACCGAAGTCGAAAAACTCGAAGCGGAGATCGCCGATGGCAAATACAAGACGGCCAGCGCCGCGAACCTCGAAACGGCGAAGGGGTATGCCCAGACACTTGACAACATAGCCGCGTTCCGAGCATCAGCCGAAGCTGAGGCGGAGGAACAGCGCAAGCGCGCTGACGATTTCCAGCGGATTTTCGACGCCACGCGCACCCCGGCAGAAGCGCTGAATATCGAAATCGACCGCCTCATGACGCTGCTTGACAACGGAACGCTCGGCGAGGGGGCCGCGGCACTGGAACTTTTCGGGCGCGCCGCGCAGCAGGCCGGCGAGAAGATGCAGGATCTGGAAGACCAGGTGAAGTCTACCGTGGCCGGAATCGATATCTTTGCCAAATCGGCCGCAAAAAACATCCAATCTGCATTCGCCGAATTCCTCTTCGACCCCTTCGCCAATGGCACCAAATCCATGCTGCAGAGTTTTGGAGAAACCGTCCGGCGCATGATCGCCAACGCCGCGGCGGCTGATCTTGGCCGGCGCTTGTTCGGCGACCTGGGCGGGAAAGGCGGGCTTGGAGGAGTCGTCGGCGCCGGTCTGGACTGGCTCAAAACCGCATTGCCGAGTTTTGACATCGGCACCGCCTACGTGCCGCGCGATATGATCGCTCAGATCCACAAAGGAGAACGCATCGTGCCGGCTGCCGACAACCGGCCAGGCGCCCTTGGCGGACATTCCATTTCCGTTGTCATCAATATGGGCGGGAGTGGATCGCCGGCAGAGGTGCGCCGCGCCGGGGGCGCCGCCGCCCGCGAAGTGCTCGTCGCGCTCTCGGCTGCCAGGAGATACTCCTGATGGCAGAATTCCTCGAAGAGCGCATGCCGCTGGATATCCGAATGGGCGTCAGCCATTCCAACGACTATTCTGTCATCATAATCCGGACCGCCGGAGGCGCCGAGTATCGTCAGCTCGTCCATCCATATCCTCTACGTCGCTGGACGCTCAACTTCACCCTCCTGCGCGATGATCTCGCCGCCAGGGTGCTGGCACTTTACCATCGTGCCTATGGAAGATTCGCCGGATTCCGGGTGCGCGACGTCGACGACTACAACAGCAGTGCCAGCGGCCGCGGGGCAATCACCAATCTCGACCAGACGGCGACGCGCCTCTCCGCCGGCCTCTACCAGTTGCGCAAGGAATACGGCGCTGGCGGCTCGCCGCTGGGCATCGGACGGCCGGCGAGGATCGTCTACAAACCAGTTTCCGGAACCGTGATTGCCGCAAAAAATGGCGTGTCCATCAGCTCCGGGTTAAGCGTGGACACCACAACCGGGCGCCTCACGATCTCTCCAGCGCCGTTGGTTGGCGACACGATTACCGCTGGATTTGAATTCGACATCCCGGCCCGTTTCGACTCGTCGATCGATATCTTGGCGCTTTCTCGCGACGTGCGCGACTGCGGATCGATCGACATCATCGAGCTGCTCGCGCCATGAAATCCGTCGTCACCGATGCTGAGCTGCGTGTACTGTGCCTGCGCATCATGCCAGTGATCGGGGCTACGATCTACCTCACCGATCACCCGCGCGATCTCACGATGAGCGGCCACACGTACCTGTCAACGTCTGGGTACGAGTTCACCGGCTACTCGGCAACCGCCGGATTCGCCCCCGGCAGCCTCGATCTGCAGGGGATTTCCGGCGTTGCCGGCATCAGCCGCGCGCAGATCGCCGCCGGCCTGTTCGACGGCGCGGTGGTCAGCATTTTCGCCACCTCGTGGTCCGCTCCTATCGAGGACGAGGAGCCGATCGTGCGCGGGATATTCGGCAAGGCGCGTCTGGAGGACGACCGCTATGTGATCGAAGGGCTGTCACTGATCGACGCCCTCAACACGGCGCGCAATGACCAGTTCACCGCGCAGTGCCCGAAGGTGTTCCTGTCGCAGGGCTTCGGCGGCTGCCTGGTGCCGGCCGCGCCTAATACCGTGACTGGCAGCTTGACCAGCGTGAGCAGTGCCGCGCTGTTCACCGACACGGCGCGCGGCGAAGCGTCAGACACGTTCGCTGCTGGCACCATTCGGTTCACCTCGGGGCCGAATGCAGGCCTGAAAGCGCTGGAAATCCGGAGTTTTTCGGCCGGCGGGGTGATCGAGACGTTCGAATCGTTTTACTATTTGCCGCAGATCGGCGACAACTACACGATGGTGCGCGGCTGTCGCAAAAGGCGATCGGACTGTGAGACGCGGCAGGGAGTTTCCGGGACCTTCAACAACATCATCAATTTCGGTGGCTTCCCGTGGGTTCCTACCGGCAGCACCTACGGGCAATGGGGGCAGAAATGACCGCTGACGATCTGATCAGAGCTGCCCGCCGCTGCCTCGCCACGCCGTTCCGCCATCAGGGCCGCGTCCCTGGCGAGGCACTCGATTGTGCCGGGCTGCTCGCTGAGGTGGCGCGCGCCAACGGTTGCCCGGTGTGCGATCAGCAGGGCTACAGCCCGGAGCCCTCCGGCGATTCGCTGCTGCGTGCCGTCGATGCGCAGCCCTACCTGATTCGCCTGCCGGGCGGGCTGGCCGAAGCGGCTGCTGGAGATGTCCTCGCCCTGCGCTTTGGCGGCGCGCCGCACCACCTCGCCCTGCACTGCGGAGCGACGATCGTGCACGCCTGGGCGGCGGTCGGCTGCGTCTGCGCGCATGAACTGACCGCCGCCTGGCAGCGGCGCGTGGTTGCCGCCTGGCGCTTCCGGGATCTGGCCTCATGAGCACCGGCCGCCTCGTCGGCACCGTCGTTGGGGGAGTCGTCGGGTTTTTCCTCCCGCCCGTCGGTCTGTCGCTCGGCGCGGCGGTCGGCGGTGCGCTCGGCGATCTTGTCGCGCCACCGAAAACGCCGACCATCGAGGGGCCGCGGCTGTCCGATCTGTCGGTGCAGACCAGCACCTACGGCGCGCCGATCCCGCGGGTGTATGGCACGATCACCCTGTACGGCAACGTGATTTGGTTGGAAAACAATCGGCTCACGGAAAAATCCAAAAAATCAGGTGGTGGCAAGGGTGGTGGCAAGGGCAGCGGCGCCAAAACGCGGACCTACACCTATTCTGCGACGTTTGCCGTGGCCCTTTGCCGAGGCCCGATCGTCGGGGTGCGCCGCCTTTGGCTTGGTCCGAATCTGGTCTACGACGCTGGAGCCACCGATCACGAGACGATTCGCGCCAGCAATCAGGCGGCCAGCCTGTTCACGCTCTACCCCGGCAGCGACACGCAGGAGCCGGACCCGCGCATTCAGGCAACCCTCGGGGTCGATCACACGCCGGCCTGGCGCGGCCTCGCCTATCTGGTGATCGCCGATCTGCCGCTGGCCAAATACGGCAACAGCCTGCTCGGCGCGCCGGTCAAAGCCGAGGTGGTGACCGCCGGCACGCAGACCGACTACGGGGTGACTGCGCAAACCGCGCCGATGGCGCAGGGCGCCCGGATCGTCTGGCACCGCGACCGCTTCATCGCGTCCGAGTTCGACGGCAAAATCTGGACTTCGCCTACCGGCGAGACCGGCACCTGGACCCTGCGCTACGACGACGCGGCCTCGGGCGAATTCCGGCTGGCCAGCAACGGCGAAATCTGCGTGCTGACCCGCTTTGCCAGCCCCTACGTGCTGACCTCCTACGATGGCGTCAACTGGGTGCCGCGCACCGTGCCGGACTGGTTCGGTAGCTCCATGCTGGTCGATGTGGTGGCCGGAGGCCGTGGCTTCCTAGCCAGTGCGGATTGCACCTCCGGCGTGCAGTGGTTCGCGTTGTCTCCCGATGGCATCGTCTGGTATCCACAGGCCGTGCCGGCCTCCGGCTACTGGTTCACCCCGCTCTGGAACGGCTCCGTCTATGTGGTGCTCAATGGCGGCGGCGCCAGCGGAATCTGGACCTCGCCGACCGGCCTTGAGGGCACGTGGACCCTCGCCTACACCAGCGCGACGCAGTATTACCGCGCCACCGTGCTCGCCGGACGTTTCGTCCTGGGCGGCAATGACTCCAGCACCCTGACCTCGGACGACGGCTATACCTGGACGCTGCATTCGGCAGCCCTGCCGGGCTCCGCCGAGGCGATGGATGCGCTGGGCGAGGTCGCCATCTGTCTGCACTACGGGACATTCAGCGTGTCGTCGGACGGGGTGACCTGGGTCGAATATCCGATGGGGGCGGCGCAATCGGGCTGGCACGGACTGGCCAGCAACGGAGCGGTCTGGCTGGCCTATCGGGACAGCGGCATCGCCTACACGATCCGGCCAACAGCTCTGGCCAGCGCCTCGATCACGCTCGCCGACATCGTCAGCGCGGAATGTCTCGGCTCCGGTCTGCTCGCCTCCGGCGACATTGATGTAGGCAGTCTGACCGATCCCGTGCGCGGCTACCGGATCGGCGCTTTCGGCACTCTCAGATCGGCACTTGAACCGCTGCAGGCCGCCTGGCCCTTCGACATCCGGCAGCACGGCTATCAGATCGAATTCGTTCGCCGGGGCTCCGCCGGGGCTGTCGTCACCGTGCCGGGCACCGACCTCGACGCCCGCCCGGACAGCCAGTCGCCTGGCGTGCAGATCACGCTGCAGCGCGAAATCGACGCCCAATTGCCGCGCCGGGTAAGCGTGCAATATCTCGACGCCGAGCGCGAATACGACACCGGAGCGCAGTACGCCGAGCGGCTCAACAGTAGCGCGCTCAACGAAACGCTGCTCGACCTGCCGATCGCGCTGACCGGTAGCGAGGCGGCCGGCATGGCCGAAGTGCTGCTCTATCTGGCCTGGCTCAATCGCACCGAGGTTAATTTCTCGTTGCCGCCAACCTACGCCTACCTGGAGTGCGCCGACGTGGTGAATCTGACCACGCCGGAGGGGATTCTGCCGGTCCTCCTGCACTCGATAGAGTACACCAGCGATCATCGGCTGGAGTGCAAGGGCCGCCCCGACCGCCCGGCGATGTATCAGCCGGTGGCGCTGGGCGTTTCTTCGGCCGTGACCGGACCAGTGACGATCAGCCAGATCGGACCAAGCACCTTGTTGCTGCTCGACCTACCCCGCCTGACCTCGCTGCAGGACAGCCCGCTGCTACTCGTTGCCATGGCCGGCAGCAATGATGTCTGGCCGGGCGGCGCGCTGCTGCGTTCGGTAGACGACGGGGCCAGTTTCGACCAACCGCTCGACGTTTTCCCGCCGGGTGCCGCCATCGGATCGACCGGCGCGGCGCTCGGCGTGGTCGACGAGCGCGTCGTCGATACTGCCTCGCGCCTGACCGTCACGTTGGCCAGCGGCAGCCTGGAGAGTGTGTCACGCGCGCTGATGTTCGCCGGAGCGAACCATTTCGCCTATGGCGAGGACGGCCGCTGGGAGGTCATCGCGGCAGCCAACTGCACCCTGATCAGCGGCAGCGACTACGCTCTGACCGATCTGTTGCGCGGCGTGGCCGGCACCGAATGGGCGATGGGATTGCATGTTGCCGGAGACCGGCTGATTGCCCTCGACACCGATTCGTTGGAATCGCTGCCGATCGAGATCGCTGCACTTGGCCAGGAGCGCCTATATCGGGCGGTGACCTTCGGCCTGGACGTGGCGACTGGGTTGTTACGCGAGCAGACCTGGCGCGGGGTGCAGTTCAAGCCGCTGTCGCCCTGCTCGCTGACCGGCGACCGGGACACGGCAACTGGGGACTGGTTACTGTACTGGGTGCGCCGAACCCGCATGGGCAGCACCTGGCGTGATCAGGTCGACGCGGACCTCGGCGAATCGGTGGAGTCCTACTGGGTCGAGATTTACCAGGACTGGACCTACACTACGCTGCTGCGCACGATCATCAGCAGCGCCGCGTTTGCAGCCTACACCAGTGCGCAACAGACGACGGATTTCGGCGGAAATCAGACGACGCTGTACCTGCGTATCTATCAATATTCCACGGTGGTCGGCTGTGGCTATCCGCTGACCGCAGAAATCACGAGGTGATCCATGTCGCACAGCACGTCCCTGCTCGATCTGATGGCGATCGCGCAGGCTGGAAAAGAATACTCTGTCAACGCACTGGTAGACGCATCCAGTCCAGCCACCATTTACGGACGGCGGGCATCAACCTGTAGCGGTCTGCAGTGGGGCTGGTACGGCGGGACGCTGCTGGTCGATGGGGTGCTGACGGCGATCGCCAACGGCACGCTGACGCTGACCGCGAGCGCCACCAATTACGTCGAGGCCGATCGCTCCGGAGCGGTCAGCGCAAACACCACCGGCTACACCGCCGGCTCCGTCCCGCTGTACACGATCGTCTGCGGCAGCGCGACGGTCACCAGCTACAGCGATGACCGCGTCTGGGTACAGCCGGAGCACGTCACCAGCAAGGTGACGGTCACCGTCACCACCGCCAATGTCACCCTCTCGGCCGCGCAGGCGAGAGCCCGTTACCTGATTCTCTCCGGCACACTGACCGGCAACCGCAACGTCATCGTCCCCAACCACTGGCAGGGAATCGTTTTTTGCAACAACGCTGGGGCCTATACCACGACCGTCAAAACATCTGGCGGCTCCGGCATCGTCGTCGGACAGGGCAAGCGGGCCATCCTGCTCGCTGATGGCACAAATGTCGTGAGGGTTACTGCGGATGCCTGATATATCATGGCAGCCACATGGGCGTTCCTGATCATTTCCAGTTTCTTCAACGATTGAAAGCGCACCGATGAACGCATTGATGGCCGAGTTGGCTCCGTACATCCTGGCCGGCCTGTTCGGTCTGGTGGGATGGTATTTGCGTGACAACGCCCGACAGCACCAGGCGCTGGTCGATGCGGTCAAGGGCATCCCGGCGACGATCGCCAACCTGGAGCAGAAGCTCGAAGACAAGATCGACACGCACGCCCGTCGATTCGACAAATACGCCCTGTATCACGAAGCGCGGCTGACTGCCGTCGAAACCCGCTGCGCGATCGAGCACGGGGAGATGCCAGACCGCCGGGCAACGGCGCAGAAGGTGGTCAGTTGGCAGGAACGCAGCGATGTCGGGAACGCTGGCACAAAGGCCGGGCCATGATCACGAGGCTCCAGCCAAGCGCCCGCCCGGCCGAACCGTTCCGCATGATCGACGCGGCGAACGAGCACGAAGCGCTGCTGGCGGAACGGCATCTGTTGAGGTCTCTACTGCGACGCTGCGAGGGCGTGTTGCAGAATGTGGCGATCGAGGCGCGTACCGCGGGAGAGCGGGACGCCATGGTCGAGGAGCTGTTGAGGGATATTTCGGTTGCCACTGAATGATGGAACCGATGAAGCTAGGAATGGCGAATGGATCATCACTAGACGGCAGCCAAATAGACACCTATAACGGTGTCTACTACACGTTAGGCACCTTGAAACGTTCCGTACATTGCTTGCTGTTCCGCTTCACATTTTCGGCGTCACGCTGCGCTTGCTTGAACCGTGCGCCATCAATTGCGGCGTCAATGCTCTTCTTCCCCTCGGTGGCGGGTATGCGCAGTTCGCGGGTTCTTCCGGCTCGCGTAATCCAACGCCAGCGGTTCCCGTCTTCGTCAATCCGGGGTTCGCCCATGTGCGTCGGGTTCAGGTCGTTTTGCTGCTCGGCAATAATTTCGTGGCAGCGTTTCAGTTCATCTTCAAGCGCCTTAATCTCAATCTCAGCGGCATCGCGTGCGACTTCGAGTTGCCGAACGTAGAGCGGGTCGTCGTTTGTCATGTTCTTTCTCCGTAAAAGGTGCCTAACATTTCATTCGAGCGCGACGGGCGAAAAGCCGCCCGCGCCTCAATTCAAGCGTTATACGTCTGCGCGTCGCTGCGAGTTTCACGCCATGCGTTCAGCAGTTCGTTTGCGCACGCCAGCAGATTTTCCAAGCACTCAAGCGATACGGGCCGATGATTTGCCAGCTAGTACGCTGGCCGTGAACTGAGACGTGCTTTGCAGCTTCGCGAATCGCTGCGGATTTGCCCATGCTCATGTCGACTCTCCTGCCGGGTACTCACCCCCGGGGTGGTGCTGGTCGGTGATCGACCATGGAACCTATTATCCACGCATTGCGTGGATTGTCAAGCCCCCTTGAACGAAAAGGCCAACTTTCGTTATCCGGCAAGTCGGCCCTCAGAAGTTTCGCTTTCGCCTCACACCCACCTACGGCGGCCGTGCCTGGCGGTTGATCCAGTCGATCAGCAGTCCCCGCTTCTCCGCCTCTACCTCGAGCAGCTGCAGGAGCCCGACAAGATCCGCTCGATCCTCGTCCGATAGGCCGCCAGCGCTGCCTGGTCGGGGGGCGTCAGCAGCTGCGACGGCGGGAGGGGAAACCGGGGCGGATCGTACGTCGGCGATGGGCACACCAGGCGCTGGGGCGGGCTTTGGCAGCCAGCGAGCACGATCAGCAGCGTGGCGGTGAGCCAGATTGTCGAG